ATATACCAGTTTTTTTATCTGTACTTCCGTAAGGAGTACTTGAAGCCTCATTATTTATTTCTGCTAATGTTTTACCATCTACGACAAGCTGTATTACTTGTCTGGACTCTCCTTGTGATCCTCCGCCTATAAGAGCTCGTTGAGGTTCTACATTAGCGGCAGTAGCATTATTCGCTACAGTTCCTTTTGCCGCTTTTTCAGAAACACTGACACCACCTAAATCGCCGCCTAGTGCTCTAATTCTATTGGGTGCATCGGCTGAAAATTGTTCAAATTTTCTTTCCCAATCTTCGTCTATTCCAAATCCCAAAGTTACCGCATCTATTGCGTTTATAATTCCATTGGTAATTGTAAGAATTACATCTGCTATACTTGCAAAAGTATCTCTTATTGTTACTATTATTTTTTTGATATTCTCTGGTTTTGATAGATAATCAAAAAAGCTTTCTATCTTTTCAATGATTCCACTACTTTCTACAAAATCCGATATAGATTGTTGTATTTTTTCCATGAAAGCTCCGATCTTTTCTTGTAACGAAGCGTTTGTTAAATTTTGATAGGCCTCTTCTCCTGTTAACCTTATTATCTCTTCTTTGGTTTTCCCTTGAGCTCTTAATGCTTGTACTTTTTCTTGAGCGTCTTTAAGATCTTTTGCTCCTAATTTACTCAATAACTCTTGCTGTTTGAGCATGCTACCCATTTCGTCTCTAGACATTCCAAAACCTTTAGCCATACCTTCTGCACTAATACGATTCATTTTTAAGAATTCGTCAGCGCTACCAACTTGACGTGTAATTTCTGCAGCCGCATCAGCTAATTCGTTATTTAAGAAAAGTTCTCTTGCTTTTGATAAGTTTATATTTTTACCAGTTAATAGTTGAGCTTCAAATTCGCTGGCTATAGAAGATTCGTAGTCCAAAAAAGAATTGGCCATAGAATCGAGTTGTTTCAATTCTAGACCCATTGATTTGACAGTAACTAAAGACTTGGTTAATTTTTCTGGATATTTTGCAAAAGAAAGTCCCAAATAGCCTCCAAGATTAGCGGCTTCTTTAAGTATTTTTTGATATTGAAAACTTATACCCGTTGCATTTTTTAAAGCTGCAACTTGAGAAAGAACTGATTTAGTAATTCCTTCTGCGGATTTTCCTGTAATAGTAGAAGATTCAACGATTGCTTGTCTTGTTTCTAAATCAAGGCCTGCTATATCTTTTAATTTAATGTTAGTTGCTAGTTGTTCGTTAGTAAGTCTATTAGTAACTCCCAAAGCTTCCACCATTTCCATTTGCGATTCTACCATTTTTTGAGAATTCACAAACAAATCTCCACCGCTAATGCTTAAACTCGCAAATTCCATTTTCATCTTTCTAGCTTCTCCAGTAGAAAGATTCATGGCTCTAGCGAACTTAACAGTTTTGTCTTGAATTTCTAATATATAATCGAATACCGCTTTTAATCCTTTAACAACTCCACCGACTATAGGTATAAACATTGCGGGATCTAAAATGCTTGAGAATGCCGATTTAAAAACTGAACCTGCACCAGCTGCTGCAACTTGCCATGTCCCCAATACTTTTGAGAATACTTTACTAACACCATTCATGTCCTTTTGTTGCTCTACAAGTTTTCTTGCTTTCAAACTCATAGCAGAATAAGCTTCTTCTCCGAACCCAATTTTTTCAGCGAAAGCTTTCATCAAGTTTCCTGATATACCTAATTGTTTGGAAACTGATTTTTCTGTGTTTAAGGCCGATTTTCCAAGTTCTACTTGTTTTCCTGATATTTCTAATTTTTTCTCTTGAGCATATAACGCTGCTGCTTCTAAATTACCACTTTCCATGAGGTATTTTAGCATATTCTCTTCGTAGTCTTCTTGTACTCCGAGAATAGCGGCCTCTTCCATTAAAACACGAGTTTTTTCTTTAGCAATGCTTAAAGCCTGTTTTGCTATAGGATCTACTGATTTTTGTAAATCAGTTAGTTTTTTATTCTCTATATACTCCTTTTGTTTAAGGATTAAAAGATCCCTATTAACCTGTTTTACATTTATTGAATCGCTGTTTAACGTAGCTAGTCTCGCCTCAATTTTATTATAGGCCCTATCCATTTGACCCAATTCTCTAATTGCATCTTTTAACAGATTGTTATAGTCTCCTTGAGAATCTAATAGATTTTTTAAACCTGCAGCGAATTGCTTAGGATCTATATTTTGAGGACCTCCAGGAGGATTGGGCTGATTGGGTGTTGCCATTTATAGTTGTTGTCTACAAATAAATATTAAGACTTAGATTTTACTTTGGAAACAAAGGCCGGCTCCTCTCGCTTAGAATTTGCGAATTCTGGTATATTAATCTTACTGGGATCTGTTTTTTCGGTAATTTTTTTATTCTTATCGTTTCTTACCTCTTCTACGCGCTCTAGATGCTCGTTGATCTTCTTTAGATTAAATCTTCTTTTATTCACGTCCATGTTCCATACCTCGGAATAGGTAAAGCCTCCGCCACCATGGTAGGTGAGCTCAAAGACTTCGGTCATAAACGCGTGCCTATATTCCGCTCCCGGGAAAAAAGAACTCGGGTAACATGGGAACGTCTATTTCTTGTTCCGTACCATCGTTAAATGTAACAGTGGTTTTCATGCTAATGTCCGGAGTAACTGAGGCCATAAATTGTCTTAATGGATTTGAATCTCTTGATAGCAAAGCGCCTGAATCGATAAAGTCCCTAACGGTTTTGGTTGATCTGTCTCCGTTGATAGAAGTTATCTGATGTTTTAATCTCAAAGAAATTCCAGGTTCTTGACCCAAAGCTTTTTTAACGCCTTTTGCTTCCTCGTCAATCTTTTTATCTTCTTCGATAGTAAGAATTTTAAAAGTAACCTTATTCTTTGTGTAAGGCAATTCGTAAGTGACTTCGTTATCGTTGTTAAATAAAGATAGATCTACGTTCTTGTAGACTAGTTTTTGTAAATCAACAATAATAGTCTCTTCTTGTCCAGTATTTGGATTCTTGTAAGAGAGATTGTAGTCCTTACCGTAAGCCAAAATTCTAGCCGCAATAAGAAGCGCGTTCCTGTCTCCTAGGGTTAGATCCTCGTAGGCTATTGGACTTTTAATAAGTGACTTAAGCATCTTCTCAATGGCTAAGCCCTGACGTAATAGATTCACGTTGGTTAATATGTCCTCCTCTTTGGCAGTCATGTATTTCATTTCTACTACTCCTGAGGACAATGGATTTTCTTTTGGGTAAACAAGACCTTTCGAAGGAAGGTCGATCATTTCGGTGGGAACCGTAAACTTTTCTGCCATAAACTATATATTTTATTTATAAATATACCCCATTCAAATTTACTGGAACAAAAAAAGACCGCAGTGAGTGCGGCCTTTCTAATATTGTATGTTTTTCTAGGATTAGTAGTTCAAGATACAGTAGTCCATTCCTATTGAAATTGTTAACTCTGTAGGGTCCGTAGTCGACCAATCGTAGGTACCGAAAGTTGCTTCTTTGATGAAAGCGCCTTTGATGATCCACTCTGATACAACGTCACCAACTGGTCCAATGATAGATAAGTTCAAGTCCTTCTTGTAAAAGTCAGAATAACCGTCTCTACCTGTAACTGATTCGTGGTGCAATCTCACCCACTCCATTACGGCTTGTTGGCCTGATGGACTGATTGGGTTATATAATGACAAACTCATGTCTCTCCACTCAGCTTTACCTTTTAACTTACGGTAAACGTTGATATGGTCGATTTTGATCTCGTTCAAAGTAACGCCAGGAGCGTCAGCTTTTTTGATCATATATGAAGGAATGCCGTCTATGTACATTACGAACCTGTTAGAAACTGTGGGTTCGAACGACGTAAACATAATCTCGTTTGGGTCTAATACTGGCATTTTTTGTTGTATTTAGTATAAATATTACTTTACTTATTTTTTCTTCTCGTCTGCTTTTTTCTTGTCAGCAGCTTTTTTGTCAGCAACCTTCTTAGCTTCCGCTTCTTTCTTTTTCTTCTCGTCAGCTTTTTTCTTGTCTTCAGCAACTTTTTTAGCGTCTACTTTTTTAGCTTCGTTTAAACCTGCGCCTTGATTTTTCATAGAAGCGCCTGCGTTCTGTAATTGGTTGTACAATTCAGGGTTTTTCATTTTCAAAAGATCTTGAGCTTTAGATATTGCTACGCCTGTTAGACCTAGTCCTAATACTCCTGATAATGCAGCTATTACGTCTACTATTGGAGATTCTTCTAAAGTTTCAGTTTCTTCTACTGGAGCTTCATAGTTTTCTTTGATCATTAACCTTGCCTTTACACTCTCGTATAAACGTGCTGGTACTTTAATTCTAATGATTGTATTATCGTTCATTTTCTATTTTGTTTGATATTATTGGCCAAATGTTGCTCCTGTAGGTAAGATGTTGAAATCTAATTGAATAAATTCCGCTGTCTTAGTTGGTTGTAAATAAATGGTACCAACCAATTGATTTCTATCAACTACGTCTGGAGTGTTATTAGTATCGTCCATGATTACTTGGAAAGCATAAAGACCTTGTCTTTGTTGAACTGATTCTAAATAAGGATTAACTTGGTTGATGAATTTGTTACGAGTTACTTGAGTATTTGGTTCGAATACTAAATTTTCTCCAATTTGACCAATATAGCTCTTAAGCGAGATTAACAATCTTCTTACGTTTACTCTATCCAAAGCAGATGCCTTGTTTTGTAAAGTCTTTTGACCGTAGATCACCGTACCAACGCCTGGGAAAATAGCGATTGGATTGATAGATGCTTGATATAATCTGTCTCTATCAGAAGAAGTTAAACGTCTTTCTGGTTGTAATACTGTTGAAAGACCTCCTCTATTTAAACCTGCTGGTGCAAACCATTCTGCTCCAACTTTATCGTTGTACTCGTAAGCAGCAGGAACGATTGTAGAAGCAGGAACGAAGTTAACCTTGCCTGTCTCTCTTGATCTCAATTGTACCCAAGGCCAATAAGTAGCCGCGTAAGAGCTATCGAAGCCGTTTACTTGGTTAATAGCAGTTGGGATAGATTGACCGTAGCCAACCATATCAATTACTGCAATATTATCTCCTCTTGTTTGAGAGTTGTTGATAATGCTGTTAATTTGAGAAGCGGCGTTTACTGCAGTCAAACCTGGTGCGTATAAGATGTTAAATTTGTAAGCATCTTTGTTACCCAATAAGTTGATTGCCGTATTATAATCGGAAGCGAATACGCCTTGAATATTTGAATTTGTAGTGCTTGTTGTAGAAGGCACGTTAGCAATGTTCTCGAAGAAGTTAACAGGTTCTTTACCGAATGAACCGAATATTGCGCCTGTAGCAGATCCAAAAGAACCGTTATAAGAACCAGATCCAACTTGAGGAATAGAACCTGTATATTGAAGCTGTGCTTGACCGTATTGGTTCGTATAGCTAGGAGTTGGAGTGTTAACCGTTTTAACTCTTACATACTTGCTCTTATTTTGGTAAGATCCTGTAGTTTGTAAGTATTTATTGCTTAAA